TAATCACTCCTTCATCGAATATCAATACGTTTTACAAAACGACCAGCAAGATCTTGAATTTGTATTGCTGTACCGTTTCTATCAACAGTCACAGCGAATGTCTTGACTTCTACATAATTCAAAAATGAACCATTACGGGGAAATCCTCGTACTTGACGAACATCAAGCCAATGAACTCCGCCTCCTGTTTTACCTTCAATTTCTGCACCCACTTCAAAACTGACGAGTTCAATATCGTTATTATCATCAAGCCTGTGCCTTTCTGATGATTGAAGATATAAAATTAACGTTTTACCGAAGCACTTCTCTGATATATCAATTCGCCCAGAACCCACGTTACCTTGCCAGACTGTTTTTAATGTGCCAATTTGAGATAAATTCTCTTTTGCCTGCAAAAATTGCTGATTTATATCAGCTTTTGCATTGGTGATTTCTCGCAAAGTTGATTGTTTATTCTCTTCTATTTTTTGTTTAACACTCTCAGATAACGCTTGCATATTTTGCGCAAGTGTACCCGCATCTAAAGCCCCAGCATTTTCAACAACACCGAAAGCCTTCACCCAGAATTGCACGTCATCAAATGTGTTTTTTGCTTTGATGCATAATTTGAGGATTAATGATTTAGGGCGAGTTTCATTTCCACCTGTTGCCATTGGGCTATCTAATAGCGGATGCATAAATCCATTATCACTGAGATTATCATCAGTTGTAGTTGCAGTGCGTAATCGTGAATCTATAACTGTTTTCGTTTTGTCATAAAAAATATTACTATCACTTGAATTAACCCAGTGTGTTCTCACTTTGTGAACGTGCTTTTTAATCTCATCACTTTGCGTTTCACCAACAGATAAATTGTTTGATGCATTTCTAATAAATCGGTCTTCAGCTAATGGCACATTTGAAATAGAACCATATTTACCGACTAAGTGACGATATAACTCTGGGTAATTTTGCTGTGTAACGGTTGTTCTGATTGAATCAAAGGCAATCCAGCCGTTAGGAATGTTATCCACGGCAAAATAAGCCGTCATCCCCACATCACTACGGGTTAAATCAGGAAGTTGGTTGCTGTCGCCCAAAGTGCGGTATAAATCGGGAAAGGTTTGTTGGTTAAATGTCGTGCCATCAGCACGTAAAAAACCAACGGGATTGGTTACTGCGCGAGGGAATGACACCACAGCACCAATAGGCACGCCGTCGCCGCCTGCATCTTTCCATTCTGACCAATTTGAGCCATTAAAAAAGCGTGTTTTGATTTTGTTGTCATTCGCTTTACGTGCAATTTGACGCACCGCATTTGTTGCTCCACCGCTAACTACTTCAATATGCCATTCCCCATTTTCAGGAAGATTTTGACCGCTTGCTAAGTAATAATTGCCATCGGTTTTATAGCCATTAGCATCGCCTTGCCCTTGTTCTACTTTAAAATTCCCAATACCATAGCCTGCTAAGGTTGTGGCTGGGGATTGTTTAGCGCTAGCAGCTTCTTTTGCTTCCGCCGCTTTATCATAAGCCGTTTTAACGGCTGCTGAACTCGCAAACTTTGTGTCACTTTCGTCGTTAACAGCAGAGTTTGGGAGTGGCTTGTTTTTGAGTGAGTTATAATCAACGGGTAGTTTATACTCTGTAGCCATGGGCACCCATTGAGCACCATTATATTCTTCAAAAATTTTTGTCGATGGATTCCAGCGTTTTGCTTTTAGCGGGACATTAGTGTGCTCCCCATCCAAAAATGATAAAATCGCACTAATGGCGGCTCTAATTTCGGTTGGGAATTGCGTATATTCGCTATCGACAGTTGGTTTGTTAAAATCTGCCATTTTTGCTCCTTTACACTCCTTTTACAACCCAGCCAACTTTACCGCTTACACGATTCCCATTTTTATCAAATAAAAATACGTAAAAGCCTTTAGGTTTTGGCTCATCCTTAAAGTCAGATGTTGCAAAAAGTGGTTGTTTAGATTGTGGTGTTAAAACCGGGACAGACGCATCAATAAACTCTGTTGCAAAGTTTACCCATGTGCCTTTTATATCTGACGCATTTGCCTGTACGGTTCCTCCGTCAGTTTTTTGTTTTTGATCGAGTTTTAGATTAAGTGACTCTATTACGACAGGTTTCTGTGCATTGCTCACTGTAATTCTAAACTTAACATATCTAAAGTTGGTTTCATAAACGGATTGTTGGTCGTGTTCGCGCCAATTATCTTTAGCGTTTTCTTTTACTGCTATATGATAGTTAATATCATAACTGCCAGAGCTTATCACCTTAGGGGTAAGAGTAATTTTGGATGATGCTAATACCGTGCCGTAATCCATTTCCTCCTCATAATATCCGCTCTCGTCTATTGGCTGGAGGTACAACGGGAAACCTCTATTAATTTGAGATTTTGGAGTAGTAAGATTGTTGGATCTAAAATGCTCTGCCCATGTATCTCGTCTGACTGGTAGATATAACTTGCCATCGATTTTATCCGAACCATTTTTAATTCCATCATACGAGCTGTTGTAGTCGTATTTAAGGATATAATCTGGCGGTTGCGCAACATTGGATAGCGTATATTGCGGCTCACTTCTGTTACCTGCACTATCAACACCAATAATCCAGTATTTATATAACCCTCCTACAGTTTCAAACTGTGGAAACGCTAACCCATCAATATTTGTGATAAACTCTGAATTTTCTATTGTTTCCCCTTTCCGCAACTCATAATAGACAATCGGCAAGGTAGCCTTGGCACTTTGCCAACGCAACATGACGTAGTTATCGATAACTTGTTGAGATATAGAGACAGGTGTCGGTCGATGGACAATTAGCTGCGCTTGAGCGGATTCACTACGATTTCCGCCTAAGTCAATTGCAGTAACGGTAAATTTTTTATTGCCGTTAAAATCAGCCTTAAATTTAAATGATGTACTTTTAACTAAAGCCAGCACATCATCATCTTTTTTAACCTCGTAGAGCTCAGTCGAAAAAGAGTTGTTTTTTGTCTCACCCCAAGTCATCAAAACTTCATCGCCGACAATTTCTGCAACTAAGTTTTCTACCTGTCCGCCTGAAATATTAAACGTTACTGCAGTGGGCGATTCAGAGCGAACATCGGAAGAATCCACCGCACTTAGCCAATACTTATGCTCACCAGCGCGAATAAAACCAAGATTAAATTCGTTTGCCTTGATTTTCCCAACTGATTTAGAACTTTCATAGGTGTCGCCTTTTTTAATCTCGTAATACTCTAAATCTATATCGGGCGATAAATCCCAAATTAAAAAAGCTCCTTCTTGGGCAATAGCCTTGTGTCTTAAATTAGAAACATTATGCGGAGGACGTAATCTACCTATTGGCTCATAGTTTTGGATTGGATTATCGGACCATACACCTAATACATTGCTTGTTTTGATGCGGATTTGATATAACACACCATCTTTTACATTAGGAATATCAACCGATGTTAAGGTCGTTGGCTCCATCTGTTTCCAGTTGCCATTGCCCTCGCGATACTCAATTTGGTATCGAGATGTGAGTGATGTTGCAGGTTCATAACTTACAACAATTTTGGTTTGGATACTTCCCCCAAGCCCACGATAAATCTCATCGGTAATCACTACATTTTTTACACCAGTATCTAGCGTATTGTTTGTTGTGTCATATTCAATGAGTTCATTCCCATTTTCAATATGCTCAAACTTAGAGGGATTGTAATCAGATGCAGTGATAGTATATGAGCCGTCATCACTCTCAACAATGGAGATAACTCGATAAAGTTCAGGTTTTATATCTGAACTAGCAATAATCCATGTGCTATTTTCTGTGACCGATGTAAAGCCTGGATTTACCTCAATCTCAGTGAGTTTTCCACGTTGTGTAATTGCTCTTTGTTCTAACTCCCCTTTCTCATTCACAATGCTAATCGTTGATTCTTTTGTGATTTCAACTTCCGCATCGAGAATGATTCGATTGACTGTTGAGCCGTCTTTAACTCGCCCACCGCGTCTCTCCCCTGAACGATGGATGTCAGATACTTGTATCACTTCTCCAGGGATGGGTATGGCACCATCTTGTCCGCAAGAAAACGTAATAACTTCGCTTTCGTATTGCTCAGTATAAAGTAGCCATTTCCCTAGTCGTCTCGCTTGCCCTCTCGATGTACAGCCGAACGCCACAACTTCCGTTTGGGATATGTACCCCATCTTAACAATCGCCTCCGAGTCCTCGATGTACTCTACAGATTGTTTAAAGTACTTTTTCGGGTCGTTCCACGTCACTAATACAACATTGTGACGAGTTTTAATATTCGAGCCTGAGCGGCTGAATTTACCGCCGATAACATTGGTATTATTAAACTGATAAATAGGCTCTTTGGGTGAGTCTTGGACGAGCATTTGAGTACCGCTACTCCAATAACTCATTGCTCTAAATACCGATGTTAAATCTCGTAACAGCTTAAAGGCTTCTTGTTTGGTTTGGATGTAAACATTACAGGTAAAGCGAGGTTCACGGCCACCAAATCCATCAGGGACTAATTCATCACAGTATTTTGCTATTTGGTACATCGACCATTTATCTAGCATATCTTCTTTGATGTATTCCCCTGCCCCATATTCCTCGTTAGTGAGTAAATCAAAATAAATCCAAACAGGGTTATTTGAGTATTTGACAATAAATGTACCATCCCAATCACCGCTATATTCTCGAGTTTCTGGATTGTAGTTTGAGGGCACTTTTAGTTTGATGCCACGGCAATGATACCCACGAGATGGTATTGAGCTAAATTGCTCAGCGTCTATTTGCACGCCGACATATGCCACGCCAGGATAAGTTAATTTTTCCTCAAAAACCGTTGTGATTTTCGAAAAAATGGTTTTGTTTTGTAAAACCTGGCTATCTGAATCATCAGTTAACCGTGTCACTTTTATATTCCAGGGAGCTTCGCCTGTTAATCTAAAGCTATGTTCGCGATTATATGATGATGTGGTTTTACCCTCGATAACGATATTACCTGCATCTATCCATTGACTACCATTAGCTTGATATTCAACTTTTAACTCAACTTTTGTTCCATTAATATCACCATTACTTTTATTTTGATGACTTAATCCAGGCACAGTAATAGTTACTCTAACAATATCTGCTTCTGGTGCAATAATAGAGCGGGTGATAGGTTTGTCTTTTTTTACTTCGGTATTAACATCTGTTGTCACTTCATTGGTTTGGCAAATTTCTGATGGTGCTTGTCTCACGCTACCAGGTCGCCACTCAATAGCAACATTATTAAAATTGAATTTGCCTTTTTCATCTTGTAACTGTACATCACCAAAGTAAACTGAGTTCAGTCCATTTACCGGTCCTTCAATTTCTCCACAAGAAATAACATCAATAAATTTTGCATAGGAACAAGATTTGAGCGAATCTGGCGCTTCAACTGGTGCTCTACCACCTCCGCCACCACCTTTTCCACCGCCTTTTCTACCAACTATCTGCATTTATCACCCCGAAACTCGTTTAAATTTAAGTTTTCCTCTAGTCTCATTGTTTGATGTAGAATTTGTTCTGATAGGAATTTCTTTATCGGTAAGACCTGCCGATACAACAGCAGATCCAACTATTAATTCGCCATATAACAATGGGATAGGTTGCCCTTGCTCGGTTGTATTTACTGCACCATTAAATAAATAAGACGGCTTATTCTCTGGACGTTCTTGTGGTCCGCTTACTTTTGGCACAGGGACGAGTAATTGGCTGATGCCGCCAAGTACAAGTGACGCACCAATCGTAAGTGGCAAGGTTGCCGCGCTGCTTAAAAAGCCTGTACCGCCTATAGTAGCCCATCCTAAAGGGTTCCAAAATGCAAGACCAATCATCGCAGCCCCCGCTATAAGCTGAAAGAATCCCCCTCGCTTAGAACCCCTAATGATAGGAATAAGATGAAATTCGGCTTGAGCGCCATACCGCATTTGAAATTCATCAGATGATGTTGTCAGCTCTTCTCTCTGCACCAAGAACCGATAAACTATTCCGTGTTTTTCAGATTCTAAGAGAAACTCTTTAAATCCTCTTTTTAAAACACATAAGGCTCGGATGGCTTCCGCTGGTGTTTTTACTGCCAGCTTATGGACTTTACCAAAGCGTTTGCCTAACTCGCCTTTAAGGCGTATTTTCCTTATGTCGCATGATGTGCGTTGTTCGTTCGCGGTAGAATTGTCCATATACATCCTTACTTGATAGTCGTCCGTATAGGTGATGGCCAATTAAACCATCACCAAGATAAACACCAGCATGATTAGGTACATTTGCGTTAATTTGCATCACAATCATGTCGCCTATTTTTAAGTCTTTGACTGGATAAAATCCCGCGTCCTCAAAGTTATCAACATAGAGATTGCCACCATTATCCCACCAGCCATCTATGCGATTGTAGTTTGGGAGATTAATACCCAGTTCTTGGCGATACCAATCACGCACAAATCCGTAGCAGTCGGTCATGCCATGGATAAACTTACGCCCATACAAATCAGGCACCTCTGTAAGTGCAGGCATAAAATGCGTAGATACCTCATCGCCCTCTAGTCCAATAATGCACCATTCCAATCCACTCATTTTATGTGCATCTTGATCTGCAATACTTGGTAAACAGCTCTCGTCAGGATGAGAGTGGACAACGGTTCTAATCTCGCCTACTCCTTCCGCTCTGGCATAATCTTCTATGCCAATCAAAAATTCATCTTCTGTTTCTGCTGCTAAATTGGTACAGGCGACATACTGCAATTTGCCATTTTTAAGCACAAAAAAACCGCAACTTTCGTGCGGATAACTTTGTTTGGCGTGTGCTATTGCATCATCAATATGTTTCATTTTAAATCCTCATATATGCCGCACTAGGGAAACCACCAAAAGGCAATTCAGAGTGCTCACCAAAATGTGCTTTACAGTCAGCAAGTGTTTTAGCGCAAGTTGCTTTATCACCTGTATATCCGCAAAACTGCCCCTTATATTTATGAGTGCAATATTGAGCCACAATCTGCCTACGGGGTAATTTCACCCCTTCTAAATCAGTGGCAGGTAATAGCTCGAAACTAACGGTTAAATGGTCTTCCGATGTTTTTTGCGATATATAAAATATATCATCGGGTAAATGTGCGTTTGGGTCGGCAGTCAAATTGCCGTTTTCAAAATTTACCGCATCAAGATAGATTATTTTCGTTCGTTTGCGAGTAAGTCGAGCGCCCTCAATGCCTTTTAATTTTGCCAAGACTAATGTAATCGCCCCACCTAAATTGGAAAATATAATCCTTGGTCTAACAGGATTTAACCCATCAACTGCAAATCCCTCAGCTTTGACTGGATAAGGTGTATATTCCAGCCCTTGCCACACAATAGCTTGACCTAATGGACTTAATCCATCGTGGAAACGATAAACAATATCGCCAAATTTAGTGAGATCGAGTTCAAATAATTCTATCCAACCATGAGAGGCATATTGTTGCAGTTGTCCGTAAATACTCATATTTTCTCCAATAAAAAACCGCACTTTCTAAAAGATTGTGCGGTTATAAGTTCACGAAAAGATCTAACTGTTTAATTTGTAAAAGCTCACGCTCAAGGTCTTGCTTTTCTGATTTGCATTGCTGCAATAATTTTCCCCGTTCACCAGCTCGTTGCGTATATTCGGCTTTCTTTTGTTGCCACAATGCCAACTTGTTTTTGACTTCATCACGGCGAGCAATACCCTCTGTCCAGTAATCCCATAAAGCTAAGAAACATTCCTCTTGGTAATTTTCCAAGCGTTCTTTTAAATCGGCACGCACTTTGTTTGGGTTAATGCTAAACAGCCAGCCATTTAATTTCTTGATTGGCATACAAAGCATTTGACGATTTTTACCGTCTGCGCCAACTGTTTCGATATGGAAACAGTTGAACTTTTTGCTATTCTCGTTCAATTTAATTGATTGAGTTCCCCAAGATAACCCAATTCCCTCAACAATCTCACGCATTGCCACATAAGCCACGCCGTTGTTATCCACTAAAGTAACTTCTTTACCTAAAAATTCTGCGGTTAACGTTTGCATATCTTCTCCTGTTTTCTCCACAAAAAGGTGGCCTGTAAGAAGCAGTGAGTGGAGAAAGGAAACACCGCTTGTCACGTGTACATCGCTATCTTACAGGCAATAAAAAACCCGCCAATTCAAGCGGGTTGTAAAATTTCAATAAAAAAGCCGAACTGCATTGCTACAATTCGGCTATTGTTAGAAATAGTAATGCAAATTTAGGGTTAAGTCAATTTATAATCACCTTTTGATGAGACTGTTCAACTTGGCAAATATACCCATCGCAATCTTGATTTAAGTCTAAATGATAGGTGGCCCATAACAACGCCACCACAAGTAAAATTCTGAACATAATTTGTCCTTTTTTGTGAATTTTGGGTGTAGCAATCCGCCGCACGGATTTCTTTGGGAAAAGTGCGGTCGGATTTTTCGTTGTTTTATAGAATGTCTAACTGAAATCCTGTTGCTTTAGGGTTGTAGGCTCGAAGGTATTTTAATATGCGCCAGTTATTTCCTTGCTCGCATTCAAATTGCTCTGTAATGCGTGTCAATACGTTATGGGCCTGACGGAGAGTACTGCGATATTCGTAAGCCACGCCATAAACGGAAGCAGCGTAGTGCGAACCAATTTGTTTTAATGCGGGATGAAGTACTTGGCAAAGTTCCGTGCCTCGCAATAAAGCAAACCATGCCCAAACGAGCTGTTGTAGGTCATGCTCTGTAAATTCACGGGTGAATAACTTATCTTTTTTCTGTTCAGTGATAAGCTCACCTTCAAGCACGATTCTGTGAACATACTCCACCGCTTGCGGTAACTGCTCTAATGTTAAATCTTCGATTGATTCCACATTAAAGCGTTGGTGGACTAAATGATAAGCCTCAGAATAAATTAATCCCTTTTTGCTCACGAGCATATTCACGGCATTGCGTAATCCTGTGCGATCATCTACCGTGGTTTTCGATTCATATTTGCCTGTTTTACGAATAGTAGGTAATACTTCCGCTGTAACCCATTTTCTAAAACGGTGTGGAATAGATCCTTTTTTCACTGCATCGCGGCAACGTAAGATCAAAGTGTACATTCCGCTTTCGCTGATGATAGAAATACTTTGAGCACCATTTCCAGCCTGACTGTCGGTTAAACCGATAGTCGCTTTTTCGTCATCATCTAGCTTTAATAAAGCATCACTTATGTTAGATATTTTTAACGTGTCACACACGTCCTTAGCAACAAACCAAGGTTCATTGTTAATAACTAAAGTGCGGATAGAATTTGATTCAAAATTGAATGTAGAGAATTGGGATTGAATTGTCATAACTGATACCTTTTCGAATTTTATGGCGGATAGGTGGTTCGAAAACCGCTCAGTTAAACGGCGTATGGTATTGAATATTCCCATACCCACCTATCCATTGGTAAAAATTAGACATAAAAAAATCACATTAACGCAGTGAAGTGCGAACTGATAATACAAGGAATTGGGTTTCGACTCCCTAGACCTTAAGTTTGAGTTTAATAAAAACCCTATCCGCTGTCAATACAAATTAGGGTCGCCAAGAGGTTCGTAAACCGAAACAAAGAACGGCCGGGATGATTCCCCTTTCGGGTATTTTATTCTCCGCCCTCTCGGCATAGATAAGATGTGGTTATGCGTAATGAATGTTTAATGGCAATAAACAAACAAGGGTACTGAATTTTACGCATAAAAAAACCGCTATGCTGTCGGGTGCGGATTTCCGCTTTGTTTTAAGGTTACGAGCCTTGAAATACATACTAATAAAAAAGCCCCTTGGGTGTCAAGGGGTATTATCTATAATCCGGCTGCTTTAACTAATTCTTTCAATCCATTAATTTCATTTTGGGTGAAAGAATACTCGTTATTACAAATCTTGATGTCAATCTGGTTTGCGTTTGCCAGTTGTTTAAGTTGGGCATTCGTAGGACGATAAATATTTAACTGTAAATAGAAGTCACGCGTCGCTGTTAACCCAGAATTATACGGTTTTAAATTAAATTTTTTACCATCAACTAACCAGTGGGTTTCGTCGCATTTTACAGGAGATCGTCCTTTTTTAGTAATAAGTAACTCGTTATATTGTTTCTTATTCTTTATAACAGAGAATTTCTCAGGGACTATAGTTTGGGTATATTGACTACTTACAATTCCAGATACCTGCCACTTTATTTCACGTTCACCAGTGAATTTATCTGTCTCATCCGTAATTTCACCCTTTAAGGCTAATTCGTCTTGCTTTGCCCATTTTTCACTTAGACTTTCTTTCTTTTGTTGTGGTACGGCGCACCCAGATAAAAACGCAACCATAACGCCAATCAATAATAATTTTTTCATTTTAGGTTCCTCTCGGTTTAATTGATTTACCAATTCTACGAAACACAAAACATTTATTTAAGTTTTTAATCAAAGTTTTTTCTAATTTTGTGACCTACATCTCAAAACTTTATTAATTTAACCGCACTTTAAGCGTCATAACGTGCGGTTCGAAGGCTGCCAAAAGTCAGCTGGACATATTCCAAAAATAAAAGCCAGAAATAAAAATGTGTATGCAAATTGGCGCGCTTTCTTAGACTTATCAATTACTTCTAACATTTCATAGAATAAAGCTAATCCCGAAGCACGCTGCGCCAATGGCAAAACCAACCGCTGCAATAATTGCTGCACTTGCTAGCATTTTCCCTGCAATGCCTGCATCTTTTTCACTCATTTTTCCACCTACCTTAACTTGATGTTTTGGTGTATACTTAATCAAAATTGCTCCTTAGTTGGTTAAACTTGGAATAAGGGGTAAAGAAAAACCCCGAAGTGCGGCAAACGCTTCGGGGTTTAGTTATTTTTAGGTTTACCACCATCGAATAGCTTTAATGATACTTGGTAGCTTCCACGTAAAAGCGAAGATGAAAATTAAAAAGGCGACCGCGAAAGTCGCTTCCCATAATCCATATTGCATAATTAACTCCTTGAAGAAAGGAAGGATGTTGTCTATAATCTGTTCCATTACATTTCCTTTTTTAGCTGATTGGAAAATAGAAAACCCCGAACATTGCGAGTGTTCGGGGTTTGTTTTTTTATCTAAAAACTACACCACTTCTTCAAAGGTGCAGCTGATTTCCGTGTGTCTTTTAGTGACGGTTTTTGACCATTTCGGGCAAACGACTTTGATTAAATCGCCATTTTCGTATTCACGAAAGAAAAATGCCGTGACGCCACCATGCGATGTTAAAAAGCGGTCAAATTCGACCGCACTTTTGTGATTGAGCTTGTATGTCAGGTTAAATTTGCGAAGCAGCGGATTTAGTCCGTCCACCATCCGCTGTTGATAACCATCGCCAAAATTAAGCACTTTTCGTCTAGGTTCTTCCTCTACAGTGTATTTAGGCTGAGGACACCAAGATAATGTTTTTAATGCCATGTTTACTCCTAAGATAACAATCCACCAGGGCGCATATTCTTCTGCAACATTGTTCCCGCTTCTGCTTGCGCAATTTGTCGCACTAATTCCACGGTGATTTCAAGCTGTCCATTTCTTGATTGTTGGCTTACCGTTGCATCCATCGGTTCACCGTTATTAATCACCTTAACCGCTATATTCCCTGATGATTTAGGTTGATAAGCCATAGTAGGCAATCTTGGTACACCGACTCCACCACCATTAGCAAAACCACGACGCACAGAACCGTAATTAAGATGATCTAAAAAGCCACGACCCAAACGAGCAGTGGCTTCTTTTGTTATGACGTATTCGCCCTTATGTACAATACCAGCAGGCGTGTATTTTCCCCCATCACCTGTATAACCACCTGTAGCAAAACCAACACTGGTAATTTGAGACACTAAATTAACACCAGCACTTGCCACTGCTGCCATATTAGCGAATTTCTGTGCTGGCGTAAGAGCGGTTGGATCGGCAAGTGCTTGTGCGATCGCTTGAGATAACTTCACTGTAGCTTCTGCAATGGCAAAGGCTTTTGAGATTGCAAACATCGCCTTATAGGCTGCTGATTGCTTACCGGCTGATTGTTCAACGATTGATGTTAAAGTCCCAAACGCATTACCAAGATCATTTAATCCAGTAGCATAAAGTCCCATTTGCTCTTGAAACTGATTATTTCTGTATTTTTCAATAATTTGCTGTTTGCGTTGTTGGAATTCTTCTTCCGTGATTAACTTTTGATCGTTAAATGATTGAAGCTGAGCAAGCTCTTGCGTTTGTTGATTAATTAACTCTTGTTGTGGGTCATAAAGTGCGCGTAATTGTGCCAATGGATCGACCGCACTTTGTGACACCTGTTGCGCATAGTCAAACTGTACTCGAGTCGAGGCTTTCACTGCTTCACTTTGGTTGAGCTGCCCTTTCTCGTATAATTCCTGAATAGATTTTAGTTCATTATCACGATTAGCTTTCAACAACTTTTCTGGCGCATATTTGCCAGCAAGCTCTAAACGTTGGCGAGCAAAGCGTTCTGCAATAGCCGTTTTTGCGGTTTCATATTCTTGATACGATACCACACCTTTTTTATTGTGTTCTTCCAACCGTTGGAACATTCGCGCTTGCTCTAACTCGATTTCGCCTAGACTAGAGCTGTTTTTCTTGCGAATTTCATCGTAGAAATTAAGCCAACTATCACGAGCATTTTCACCTGATTTTTTGTGACTTTCTTTGATTTGTGTTTCAATTGTTGTCACTTTGGTTTCATCGGAAAACATTTTTTCTAATGTTGCTTTTCCGGCTATGATCTTATTTAGTGTTTCAACTGATAAACCAACAGCTTTATCTGCTGCATTAGCTGCGGTAATGGTGCCTGTCGCAATGCCGATCAATACTTCATTATATTCAGCACCCTCTTTCCCAAGCAATTCATAGAGACCTGCTAAAACATATGCAGATTTTGCTTGCCCTTGTTGTTTTAACTTCGCAACCTCTAATTTTTGAGCAAGTGTTGTTGATTTACCATTTAACTTATCAATTGCATCTTTTAAATCTAATGTCTTATCTGCCGCTTTGTTTGCACTATTCGCCGTATCATTAAAGCTTTTCGGTAAGTTAGCTATAATGTTATCTGTAGTTTCAGCTGATACTCCAAGCAACTTGAATTCCTGTCGCACTTCATCAACATTTTTACCTGCTCGCAGCATCTTCTCGCCAAGCGGAGAAAGCATTTTCTCAAGTGCCAGCCTTGCAATATCAGCATTTTCTTTAGTTGCTTGGATTTTATCTTTTAAACGTTTGATTTCGGCATCATTTGCATTTCCACCAACGCTAATACCATCGAAATCTGCACTAACTTGCTTTGCTGCTATTTCCGCTTTGTATTTTTTAATCTCAGCGTAATATTTTTCTATATCTTCAAGCTGTTCAGTAATTTTAACTGATAATGCTGCCTCGCTGATTTGCTCATAAGATTCAGCTAAAGCTTGATTAGCAATAGATGTATCTAATGCCCATTGTCGAGCTTCTGCCGCTTGTGAACTAAAAAATAATAATGATGTGGCAGCAATACCAATCACACCAGCAGGGCCACCAAGTAAAGCCATTACACTTTGCAAACCTTTTGCCGCCATCGTTGCAAGATTAGTTGCTGTAGCAAGGTTTCGTTTTGCAGTGGCTTCAGCTTGTGCAAGTGCAATAATTTGAGCAGACTGCACTTTCATTCTTTCACGCAATGCAAAGCGTGTTTGTTCAGATTGTGCAAGTTTAAATTGTGCGTTTAAGCTTGCCATTTCAACCTGAGCCGCTGTACGCATTGCGGTAGCTTTTATTGCTATGGCTTTTGCCTCAGCAATATGCGCTAGAGCATTTTTTGCACTAGCATAACCCGTTTTTAATAGTTCCAAGCCGTATTTGCTAAGATGACCGATAGCAAGTGCAGCTGTCAGCGATCCAAGCCCAATAATTAATTCTTGGAGATGATCGCTAACAAAATCGACCCCAGTAGCTAGTTTTTGCGTAACACCTAACGCACTATTTGCTTCACCTGAAAACTTAGTTATCGATGTCTCTAAATTTGTAAAAGACATTGAAAGCGTTTTCACGCGTTTATTAAAGTCATTATCAACCGTATCTCGTGCTTTTACTAAAGCTTGGATAACGGTGTGAATATCTAATTTCCCTGCTTTAGCTAAGTTTTTCAGCTCACCAGTTGTTGTGCCAAGCCCTTTAGCTATCGCGTCAGCAAGACCTGGAGTTTGCTCAATCACAGAATTAAGCTCATCACCGCGTAATTCCGCACTTCCCAATGCTTGCCCAAATTGCATTAATGCTGCTTCTGCTGCACCTGCACTAGCACCTGAGATTGCAACAGATTTTGCAACAGTCTCAGTTAATTCGGAGACTTGTAGTTGAGATAAATTCAGTCTATCTGCATTTTGTGCAAAGCGTTGATAGATTTGTGCAGTAGCACCAACAGCTTGATTGGTTTTTAAAGAAATATCAAACACCGATTCTGTCGCAGCCACCATAGCTGTTTGGCTATTTGTTACTAAGCGAATACGGTTTTGCAATTCAGTATAACTATCCGCGTATTTTATCACATCAGAAATACCAGATGATAAATAGGAACCGCCCGAACTTACAATGCCCGCCCAAAAAGTACGGCTTGTCGTTTTATTAATTGTATTTGCCGCTTTCTCTATGTTATTCAAATATTGAGTAGTACGCTCTGAGAATTGTTTTGCTTTGGCCTGCGCTTTTGTAAAATTCAATTCAAATTGTTTTGCGAACTTTTGCGTTTGATAGGATGATTTATCAAGCGCCTGATTAAACTGAATTGAGTCCAAACTCAAAAGAATATTTAACGAACCTAAACTTGACATATTCACCTCATAAAAAAAGCCCGCCGAAGCGAGCTTTTAGAAACTTATAATTTAATTAATAATAACATATTTCACACGATTCTTATCTTGTTCAACTATCCTTAGTTTCTTAATACGGTTATTTTCTTTAATAATAGCTACAACAAGACAAGTTGCGAAAATAGCAACATATACACCAATAAAAGCGAGAATATAAATAAAATCAACAGCAAATAAAAGGAATAATGTCCCTAATGCAATAAGCAGTATAAAAAAGCATTTTGCTGTAAATTGAATAAAATCACGCAACATACTTACCACCTTCTATAAGTTGAAAGTAACTGTTTTTCCTGTGGGTAATTCAACCGATAAATTTAACACACCACCCATTGCTTCAATGTAACGTTTAACTGATGATAATTTAATGTCATTGCCACGTTTTTCAAGGGCGACAACTGACGGCTGAGAAATACTTAATGCTTCTGCCATTTGCTTTTGTGAAAGCTCTAATTCTTCACGAATACGGTAAAGTTGTAACTCCATTCGCATATCGTCTGCCATAGCTTTCACTTTCGCTTGCTTTTCAGCTGGAAGATTATTCATCAGATCTTTAAATTTCACGCTCATTTTCTTGCTCCTTAGTTAATTCAGAAAGGTAATCATCATAGGTTTGTTCCGCTAGGGCAATCATCTCTTTGTAAAAGAGTTTTTCTTTCTTGCCTTTTTTATCTCCGCCACATAAAACAATCGCTTGTCTGACAGGGTCGAAAATATAAAATAAACGGAATACCGATAATTTAGACTGTACTCGCAATTCTTTTAAATTGGTATATTTAGAGCCTTGCAGCGTATCCGCATAAGGTCTGCTTAATTGTGGACCTTCTGTTGATAATAATTCCAACGCCGCATAGATTTTTAATACGTCATCTTCTGCCAGCGTTTCTAACCAGTTCAAAAGTGGGTCTTGTAAAATTACTTCCCATTCTTGTTTCATACAGCTATCACCTTTCTTATTATTTATATAGATTTTAATCTATATAAGATTCAGAAGCAATAGATAATTTAACGATTTGCTAAATAATCAGCCACTCCGTCATCATCTTCATCATCCATTTTTTCTTGGTAAAACGGCATAAAATCAGATAACTCTGGAGGCTTAGACTTAGGGTCTCGATTTATCATAGCAAGCAAATGTGAAACTTGTGCAGTACGATAATCCTCTCGCCATAATCCAAAAGGCTGTTCCTGATAAAAAATTTCGTATTCTTGGAGATGACGCTCTGGCATTTGCTCAATTTCTTCAAGTGTTTTGCCGAGAGAAAGTGAGAGGTTTATTTGGAACTTTCTTCGGCTTGAGAGTTTTTTGGTTCATCTTCCACAATAGCTTGCGTTAATTGCTCAAATACAACCTTATCTAATTTGGAAAGTGCGGTTAAATCATCAGGATTATCCATATCAAAAAGATTTTTACCATCTTGATCGCACAACCGCATAGCAAGCGTACGCGTTAATCGATTCGGGTCATAAATTTTAGCAAGTTGCTCAGTAAGGTGTTTTTCATCATTGAAGTTCAATTCAATACCTTGACTCTCTGCAATGTGCACCAATTCTTGTTGTTGCCCATAAAGCACACGATTCATTTCACCAACAGTAATTTCACGGATATAATAATTCTCGCCATTAATAATGATTGGGGTAATTTTAGGCTTATTGGCTAAAAGTTTTTCACGTAGATTCATTATTTATCACCTTTGTTTTTAATTGAATTAATAATATTTGGGAGTCGCCAAGCGATGATGAAACATACGCCTAACACTAAATAAGCTAAGGTCGTTTCCCATAACCCATATTGCATAGCTTGCTCCTTGAATAAAGGAAGAAAGTTAGTTATAATTTCCAATGAAGTTTATTCCTTTTAAGTATGGTTTAATTGGAATGAAAAACCCCGAGAGTTCGCTGCTTTCGGGGTTTTAGTTTTTATAAAGTGCAGTCAAAATTCACCGCACTTTGCGGCTATGCTGGTAAGTGATAATCGCGTTTTGCTTTTTTAATCGTTACACCAGATTCAAATTTACCTTTTACTTCACCACTGAAATTTGGTGAGGTTTGGATAAATCCTGTGCCGTAAAGAGAACCTTGAGCATTTTTCAATATCATCATCCAAGGGAAGGTTTCTTTCGCATAAAACTTCTTGCGCAAGTCAGCTTGCATTGCGGTAGCTGGCGCATAGAAGAAGGTTAATTTAATTGAGCCATACTCAATCTCACCTGCTTCTGTTTCTGTACCTTCAGAACACATGGTTGTAATATCTTCTTCACCTAATGTGTCGCCATCACCTTCAATTTGTTTAATGGCACAGAAATTAGATGACCATTTCACGGTAGAAACTTTAACTGCTGCGTAACTGGCTGGCGCATCTTGGCTTGTCCAATCTACTTCATCTGCAAGTGTAATTAAGTCATTGGTAACGGCTTTTACAGGATAATATCCATCAAGCGCACCTAGACCAGTTAGCTTAATAAAATCCCCTACTTTGGCACCATGCCCTGCTGATGTAATGGTTGCATTAGGCTTAACCGTTACGGCTGTGACTGCTTTGCCTTCGGTTAGACCAGTGCCCAAATAAAATTTAGTGCCTTGAAAAGGTGTTGTTTGTGTAGGCATATCTAGTCCTCATACTTAATTTGATATTTAAGGTTAGAAACGAACCAAGTACGATTTGTCGTATCTTGCTCGTATTCGTAGCTAATAAGAGTCATTTCGGAAATGTTTTCCGATAATTCATCATTAGATATAGCTACGCTTAATCGCTCTTTGATTTTGTCTGCAATATCATCTAATGCGTCGTCGCCTAAAGCTGTTTTCAGATAAATTGCGATATTTAATGCTGCGGTATATTCGTGATGACAGAGATCTACCTCTTCGCACGAAATCTCATCAAGAAAAACTGCAATAGCTGTTTTTTCTTGGTCAATATCAATAAATAAAGGGCGCCCAGAATAAATATTCTCAACACCCTTTATACTGCTTTTGAGCATATCCGACACTTGATGCCGAATCTTCTTATGAATTAGCATTTAATCCTCTATTTTTTTTAAATGTCACTCAACTCTCTTGTCAGTTCGACTTTGATCTGACTTGAATAATCTTTTAACTCATTATGGAAAGCCGTTGTTAATGGTCTAGATAACGGAATCTTAACAACATCAATTGAATACCGCTCTTTACCTTGTCGCTGCATAACGTGTTTACGACCATTTGCTAGAGTTTGAATAAAACCGCGTTGTATTTGATATTTGCCTATTCTAATTTGCCCTTTACTCGCTCGCATGGTTCGTCTAGGGTTTTCCAATAATCGAATTAATGGTAAATTTCTTCTATCAACTCGTATTTTTGCAACTGGTCGATTCGCTGTTGCTTTTTGGGATAATCGAGTTCGCTTACGGATTAATTTAGCTGGCACATGAATCTCTTTGGATACATTTTTTGTTCCATTTTTGATTGCACTTCTCGCCACCTTATTAATCGCTTTTGCTGCCGCTTTAGGCGCGACTTGATTAGCCAGTTTTTGGATATTAGCTTGTAATGCTGCCATCCCTTCAATTTTCACCGCCATATTTACTCCAATTGCAGCACGATCTTCCCATCTTCAAAACTAAACCCTCGCACAACATATTCCTCTGTTGAAGAAATAATGATATCTCCAAGTTTTGGCTTATATCCTGATGCTTTAAAAAGAGTGAGAGTACGCGTCGTGCCATTAATTAAGTAATCATCGGTGTAATTGCCACTCATTAGTTTTGGGCTTTCATCAAGCACCGCTTTGTATTTTTTGCCGTTGATAACATAGACGGACATCATCACCTCTGATATGACGTTGTCCGCCTGTGCGAGTGCGTCATCAAACGGACTAAGTGTTGATCTTGACATCTACAGTGCCCATCGATACGCCACTAGCATGCCAAGCAATACCTAAACGCTTGTTACTACCTGCGGTAATGGTTGCACCATCGGTTGCTGACCAGTAAACAATTGCACCTTGTTTAATGTCATCTTCCGCTTTTGCTTTCACCGTGAAAACACCAGTGGTTAAGCCAACGCCTGTTTCATTTTTTGCAACATCAGCTACTGAGATTGCAGCAAGGTTTTCTAACATTACTACATCGCCACTTTTGACGGCAGCGGCAGCAGTAAAACGCACGGTGTTTCCGTCTTGTACGTAATTTTTTGACATATTTAATGATCCTTTGATTTTGATAATAAAAAACCGCACTTCGGTTAAAAGTGCGGTCGTTATTTAGGGTGCTTTAAGTTACTTATTGGTAACTTTTACAATGCCACGGTAGTCAATCACATTAACACCTGCATCAATGCGCACCTTGGTAGATACGCCATCAACAGTGAAACCTTGTTGTTGCTCCATGTATGGCGTATCAATGCCGTCAAGGTAAGAAACTTCAATAGCCTCTTTGTTGATTAAGTACCAAGATTTTGGATCGGCAACTTGTAAACGTGCGGATTTAACTGTCGGCACAATGTCACGGATTGGATTGATAATGCCAGAATTAATATCAGCTCCCTCCACACTTGCTGAACCTAGAACTTGTTTAGCACGAGTATAAAGTGAGGTTGGTAACAACATAAAATCAGGCTCAATCGCTAATGGTTCACCACGAGTATTGACAAATCCATTCATCATTTGAATTGCTTTATCAATATTGGTTACATCTAATGCGGCACCGGTTAAAGTGTTTTTGTGAGATGCGTCAAATAACGCTTTGCCGTCTTGTGCAATCGCGTTACCGGTTAATAACGCAAACACTAATTTAGCGATTGTCGCACGTGCAGCTTGTCCCATTTTTTCAGGGATTTTTGTCAACAAGTGCATATCGTCATTGATGATTGCTTGACGGGTAATACTAAATAATTGCCCGTAAGTCGCTAATGCAACGCTAGCGCCCTCATCGCCGATTGTGCCGTAGGTGTACTCCTCACCCTCACCAACTTGCGGTAAGTAACCAAAGTCACCTAATCCAACACGTTTCGCCGCGCGGAAGTCGGTTAATGTGCCACGAGAGGTAAACTGATCAAAGTTTTCCGCTGCGGTTTCCCAACCTTTAAGCAAGGATTTGTGCGCTACATCAATTAAGATCTGACCAAAGTCAGAGCTTGAGTGAGTAAATGCCAAACCAACCATGCTCATTGCATTTTGACCCGATACACTAATACCTCGATCAGCCAATGATGCACGAGCAAGCTCACGCAATGTCATCGCATTGTAGGCGTTGTCTTTAGCATTTACTTTGTCTTTGTCGATACCTGCACGAGCCAATAAGGATTGTTTCACGCTATCACCAACAATGTTACCGTTATCGGCATAAGGCGTTACTGCTGCACTTGGGGTTGTGCCTGCACCAAGTTTTGCTAATAATTTGTCTTTGGCTTGATCTGCGGTAATTGATAAATCACCTAAACACTCCACTAACAAATCATTGTGCGTAGTACCAAACGGTGCAAATACCGCTTTAATGTCGGCGTTACGTTTATTTAATTCAGCCTGCACTTGTGCGGTGTTATCTACCGGAGCTGTCGGTGCTTGATTTACCGGTTCAGTTGGTGCTGGTTGTGCAGGAGTTGGTGTTGCTTGTGGTGCGGATGCGCCAGCGTTGCCTTGTGGCTTAAACAACATGTCTTTCATTGCTTTTGGCATATTTTCAAAGTCCTCTAATTTTCTTGATTTAATAGACGCCATCGCCACAAGTGGTTCGGCTAGTTTGTCTGCAAATCCTTGTTCAACACATTCTTTTCCGTTGAGCCAAGTTTCTGCTGATAGCATTTCTGCTAATTCTTCAGGTGTTTTTCCTGTTTTGCTTGCGTAAGCTGGGATTAGCGTATTTTCGACCTTGTCTAATAAGTCGGCATACTTGCGCATATCCTCAGCATCGCCACCTTGGATGCCCCAAGGCTTGTGGATCATCATCATTGCATTTTCCGGCATAATTACTTCATTCCCTGCCATAGCAATAACGCTCGCCATACTTGCCGCCAAGCCGTCAATGTAAACTGTCACCTTTGCAGGGTGATTTTTTAGCAAGTTGTAAATCGCGATCCCATCAAAAACATCACCACCGGGTGAGTGGATGTGTAGGTTAATCTGCTTAATGTTGTTTCCGCAGTCTTTTAAATCCTGCGCAAAGCTCGCAGCAGATACGCCCCAAAATCCGATCTCATCGTAAATTGAGATCTCTGCCGTATCGTTGGCTTTGGCTTTGATTGAGTACCAAGACTGGTTATTCGTCTTTGTTGCGCTCGTTGCCATCGCCACCGGCGACAGAATCATTTTTTGTTTTGTCATTTGTCGTACCTGTGTTAGTTAAATCAGTGTCAAACTTGAGACCAAATTTGCGGTTTTCCTCAACCTCAACTCTACGTCTGCGTTTAACTTCTGCCGGGTTACTGCCGCTTGCTCGTACTGCTTGGCTTTCGGTTGCCAATCCACCTTTGATGCGCTCTTTCCACGCTTGCGCCTCTTTTGTCGGGTCGATCCACGGCATCACAGGGCCGCTATAAACAGCGTTATAAAGTGATGCAGGATCAATATCGACTGGCACATCAATTTCGCCGCTGACAATCGCCATTTTTAGCCATTCTCTGTATATCGGACGTGAGATGTGAGCGACAAAGGTATCTTGTAAAACGGAGTAACCCTCAAAGCTCTCCACCAACTCTTGGCGCTGGCTTGAGTAAGTGCCGTTATAGTCACGGGCAATGCTTGAGTAACTGGAGCGAGTTCCCGCCGCCGTTGCCCTTAATTGTCCGTTTCTAAAGGTTTCAAGGTTAACGTTTGGGCGATTAGAATTGATTAACCCGATGTCCTCACCGGGTTTTAAATCATCAATGATTGCACCTGGAGCAATCTCAAAATCTCGCTCCGGACTGTCTGCGCTGTAATCCTCATTATCTCCGTAGAGTGCGGCATCACCTTTTTTGATGTACATCGTAAAGGCGGCGGCAATTCGTGCGGCCACACGCTCGCTTTCCTCATAATCTTTAAGGTCAGCAAGTCGGATAATTACACCGTGCAACATCGATACGCCACGCAACTGGTGCAAGCGTTTTTTAAACGCAAGGTGCAACATATTTTCTGCCGGCACCGATTTAACTCGCCCGTAAGTGCGATTGTTTTCTTGTGGATTGTCCATGTAAACACGGTAAGACACAGGACGGCGCCAAGCGTTAATCTCTATACCTTGAATTACATTTGCCGTATCAAGGGTATTCATCGGCACAAAATCAGGCTCTAATGCCTCAAGGCTAAATGCGATTTTGGTGCTGTGATTGAGACCTGCTACACTGCCTCGCACAAGTTGGATAAACACTTCCCCATCACGGAGCCACGTTCGCAACAACATCCGCTCAAGTTCCGGGCGGGTAAATTGCCCGGTAACTTCTGGCCGCACAGACCATTCCGCCCATTTTTTGCGGATTTGCTCTGCCAAATCCTCATCAACATCACAACTTAAATTTAGCGGTTGTGGTTCAATATGGATTCCTCTGGAGCCAATCACGCGCTCTTCCATCTTGTCCAAAATGCCGATCACAATATCGTGATTTTGGTCTAACGCTCGAGCTTGTTCTCGCAAACTGACTGCACTTTGTTTGGTAGATACATTCGCGCCTTGGCTTTCGCGTTTTGCCTTATGTGTACGGCTTGGCATTGCTGCCTCGTATGCATTCATCACATATCGGCTTTTTGCTCGCTGTGCGCCCCATTTAGGCGAGATTGCGGCAATCGCTTTATCTAATATTCCCATTGTTTAAAATCTCGCATATTTGATTCTGTGGCGTTTTACGCGCTGTCTTGTTTCCGCCAGTAACTCATTTAGCATTTGTTGATAGCGGTCACGTTGTTTTGTCCATTCGGACACTTGATAAGATACCGATCGCCCATTAAAGCTAACTTGGCTTTGGGCGTTTTCGATCTTTTCATCAAGCGTTCGGATTTTTTCCTCAAGCTCGTCTTTATCGTAAATCACAGCCACCCACCTTTTTTCTTGCTTACGCCACCGTTTAGCCAATTACTTTTTGTTTTGGGTTTCGGTTGCAGTTTTACTTGTTCAATTTCTACCGCACTTTCAGTTTCTTCTTCCAGTGCAGTTGTCTCTTTTCGGATTACATCAGGATTTAATCCAGGTAGTTTTGCCCAGTATGGGACATTGTCCTCATCGCCCCACTTAATACGCTCATAACCACGCAAAATAGCGATCGCATGGGCATAGCAAAATAAGTCAAACGCCTCATTGTTGCCCTTACCTGGTTTACGCCATTTACCGTCTTGTCCTCGCTCTTCGTATGTCAGCTCATCAAAAAACCACTCCCCAAGCCATGCCGGGAAATGGATATAGTTAGCGCCGACAGTCTCACGACTTAGTGCGTTACTAATGCGATCTTTGAGTTGGTCTGTTTGAAGTAGGTATAGCGGCACATCACCTCGTGCTTTAGCATGACGATCTGACCGTGAGGTGTTATCAGGATAAGTGCGAGAAATCAGTTTTTGGCGTTTGGTACTATCACCTTTAACGAGATACACTCGTTTTGATATGCCATCTCGTTTGCATCTACGCCAAAACTTATAGGCGTTATCTGTTACACCGTCCTCACCGCCACTATCCACCGCCATTGCAAGGATTGGCATGACTCCGCCGTCTAATCCCTCAATACGATATTGCTTATTAAGCACATCACTGATGAGTAAATCCCAATCCTCAGGGTAGGCGGACGGATCAATTGGTAGACTTTCCCCCTCTGAATTGCTCCGCATTGATGATTTAATGTTGTATCTATCAATGAGCCACCGTTCGCTATTTTCACCATAGCCCACAATTTGGACGACAAAACGGCGATTCCGCCCACCCTGTACATCAACTGCAGCCAATAAAAAACGGCACCCATAAGGTACCGTTCTTTTTTCTGTATCTTCTCGCCGCTCCATTAATTCATCACTTCGGCGTTGCTCAAGTGCGGAGCGTGGTAAATAAGGCAATCCCCAGTCTGTATTTGTTACTGCCTTTAGCGTTTCTTCACTGCCTGTCATTTCAAATTCATGTTCAGCAGTGAGTAATTTATAAGTTAATTGCGCCCATGTTTGATAAGCGGCGGCAGGGCCTTCTAGCCAAAATGATGCAATACGGGAGTTTCTGCCCTCGCCATGTATCACACCATCTTTGTCTATCGTTTGCCCTTCCTTTAGCCATTTGCCGCCAATGTTTAATGCGCGTTTCTTGTCAGGATCTACGAGAGATTGACAATGTGGGCATTGTAAACGAGCGTTTTCGCTTGCCTTAACATAATCAGTATCATCTCGATAGCCGACCATATTTGCCATTGATGGCTCAAACCATTCTTTACAATGTGGACATTGCCAATAGAATCTGCGTCTATCGCCACGGTTATATAGTGACAAAATACCTGTTGTTGGCGGTGCCTCGTGAGTAGTTTTTGGATGATGTTTTATATCAACAATATCCTTTCCTGGCGAACTCTCTACAAGTGTCATACCGGCACTCATAAATGTAGTCGTCCGTTTGGACGCTAAACTAAATCCGTCACCCTCGCCGTCCACATCATCGGGCCATCGGTCATAGTCTGTTAATGCAACGTATTTATAATCTGATGATGACAATACGTTGATTGACGGCCAGCCAATTTTTAATAGATTACCTGCCCTAAAATATTTATCGTGGACATTGTTATCGTTTTTACGCGGGCTTAATCTTTTTGCAATCTCAGGCGAGCATCTAAAAGTGCGGTCTAAACGTTTACGACTATGCTCACTGGCTTTCTCTTGTGTAAGTTGCACCAAGAGGAAATCTGACGGATCGCAAATAATCGCATAGGTTATCCAGCCATCAATCAATCCGATTGTTTTACCAGTACGAGCTGGTCCAACAAAAATAACTGCGTCATACTCACGAGAGTTTAGGCAGTCCATCGGATCTAACATATATGCAGCAGTATCTTTATCCCATTTAACAGAGTTACCCCCACCAACAGGCACGCGCATATATTCCGCTACGGCTTCCGACACTTTCATTCGGCGAGGCGGTTTAAGTAGATTTGCAATATCTCGCCTAATATCTTTAGCTGATGCAAACATGACTACTCCTCTGATTTATTATCGCCAGCCTGTATATGTAATGACATTTGCGATTTAACGTCATCAATCACCTGTATTACACGAGTTAATTGTGCTGGAGTTAACGCACAATCACGCTCTAAAATATCTGGCAATGTATCAAGTGATTGCACAACAGCTTTAGCCAAAAATCCCATCTCTTGAGCAACTTCAAATGATGGCACCAGTTCGCCTGTATCTCGCTCGTATTTTAGTCTTTCGTTTTCCGCTTGCCAAAATGCTCGTCTCTCAACAGGTGACAAGCTATCAACATTAGCCGTCATTTTTTCGGCAAGTCCGATTTTGATTAAATCAGATAGCGTATAGAGCTTTAATTTGGAATTACTGCCAATAGCTGGCGTTAGTCCTGCAAGCCTTTGTGACACGGTTTGCCGATGCATTCCGACCAGTTCGGCGATCTGATTTATATTGAGTTTTAAGTCGTATAAATTATCCATAGCCGAGACCGTTAAAATGCCCAAAAAAGGGAAAAGATGATGATGACTAGAAACCTAAAAAACTGTCGAAAACCGCGCGCCCGAAACCCCGTGGAAAGGGGTATCCCCTCAGGAGTACCTTTTACTCTTATATTTTTGTGCGTTTATTTTTATCAAAAACATTAATTTTGTAACATTTACATCACATAGCTTAGATATAACCCCGAGATTTTTAACATCTTGAGTGGAGGTATAGCTAAGATATGTAGCATATATAAAACAAAAGACCGCACTTTAATTGGCGGTCTTGGTTTGATTAATCCACTTATTGAGATTATCTACTTGGCTTGCGCACTTATCTCGCTCTGCGGTTACCTTAACTAACTGTATGACTGCATCGCCGTATGTTTCTCCAGTAAATGCTGTTTTGACACAAGGTGCAGTATAGGCTTGAGGCGGGTAAATATATTCTGCTTTAGTCGTGATTTTATTTGTGCAAGCGGTCAAGAACAGACTGAGGCAAACGAGTGTGAGCACAAGGTTGTGTTTTAATAATCGTTTTAATTGATTCCGCATTTTCTGTTGCCATCCTTTCTATTTCATCATTACGCTCTTGTTGCTCAATGACGGCATAACGCTCTTGTTGTAACGCAAGACTTAATGATTTGTTAGCATCTTTTTGTTGCTGGATAGTATTTTCTTGTTGTTTTGTCGTTATTTCCAACTCATCTATAACGCTAGATTGGTAACGCAATGCACCAATCAAAACCACGACAACACCCGCTAACGCCATGTAAATGTACTTAGTCATTATCCGTTACCATTAATGCTCGATAGAGCTTACAACGCTCATCAATGCCATTTAGTCCACCATTAATTCTTCGCGTAACTTTTTCGACAGAATTAAGCTCAGCCAACTCATAGCACTTCCAATACCACACAGCAGTTTTAACAGATAAATCTAAATTCCCTGCCACATCTTCTGGCTCAATATCTCTACCTAACCATTTTCTAAATGCGGCATAATTATCCTTACCTGTAATCTGAATCAGTCCACGACCACGATACTTCCAACCATCTCCACTTTTCTCATCGCCATTACCCAAACGATTAGCATAAACACGATTAGCTATTAGCTCAGGTTTGCGCTCATATTTCTTCGCTATAAGAGGGTCTGGGAAATATTTACGGAAAGTTTTAGAAAGCCCAAGCCAAGAATAATTTAAATTTTCTTTAAATCTTGTAAATCCGCCACTTTCATGTCCACATTGAGCCAAAAACATCGCTTGCTGCATCTTATTCACACAACCTGCTTTTTCTATCTGCGTCGAAATAGCTTGATAAACACCTTTAACTGCGTGTGGAAAAATTTTATTAAATGTCACTTCGGAAATCATCATTGTCATCTTTTTCAATTCTCCGATTAATGAATTTAAATAAAAACTCGCGAATTTTTTCAGTACCAACAAAACCAATCATCGTACCGAGAAAAGAAGAATATTCAGTATGCCCAAATAAATGTGTACAAATTGGCACCGCAACACCCGCAATAGAGGCACACATAGCCGCATCAATTAAGACATAACGAATAGTCGGCTTTTTACGCATAAACCCAAATCTTAAAAGAGAAATAAATAACGCCCAAAAAGCACTCTGTGCTGAGCTAGAACTAAGATTTGTTTGCAACCAAGACCATATTAACGCCCACACATCAGGCTCTTTAATTGGCATATATTTTCTCCCGCCTGTTTTTAGGCAATAAAAAAGCCCACGTATTAACGTGAGCTTGTGATAGATGGCCTTACCCCGTGCGATTTCTCGCGCAATAAAGTCTAACAAGGCAAGGAGCTATTACTGTAAACAAAAAGCCCCGACCGTTTCCGATCAGGGCTGTAAAAATCAATTTAGGTGTTCACTACTTATACTGCGACCACCATACATCTAAATAGTATGACACTTTGCCAAATATGTCAATATGTAATTTTGATTTTTTTGATATTTGTTGCACGTTCCCTGCTAGTTCTCTGAATAATAAAGCAAGTTATAAGCAGTTCGTGAATTATTGCTTTTGCAAAGTGTATCTCTTTTTCGACTTCACGATAGATTGTCCTAAAACTTGGCACTCTTACGTTAGATTTACCTGCACAAGGTCTCATTTCCTTAGCTTTGGATTTGCCGTGTAGGTGTTCTGCTATAAAATTGATTGTTCTTTTGTTTACATAATAAGCAAACACAATAAAGTGTAAGATTTGGTCATTTTTCTTAAAAAACATTTCAATGGTTTGACTAATCATAAACCCAGTTTCATCATCGCAAATTGGTTCATTTGGCTCTGCAGGAATGACTGATTGCATTAGTTTTGCAATAATATTTAATTGCGGTTTATCAAGCCTACCGCTGCGCACCCAAGAACCCCATTGATACATATAACGGTCAACAAATTCTTCTTGCTCAATCGTTAGTTCTGATAATTCACTAAATTTACGCATTTATTCCTCTAGCTCTTTAATTTTTGCCTTGTAATACTTAATAATCGCCTTGCAATCTTCAATGGTGTATTTCTTTGGTTCGTGGTCTTGGCGTTCTAACCACGCCACCTTATCTGCACCGATTTTATTGATAAGATTGATTCGATATTCGATGATATTCCCGCTCCTATGGTCATTACAGGGGGCGCATTGCTTATGCACGTTAAGCTCACAAAATCTTAATTCAGGGCAAGCCCCCACACTCCGATAATGTCCAGCATGGTATTGCCCTTGATGATACCGACCGCAACTGATACAGGGTTCATTTTTATCTCGTAAACGGATAAATTTATTAAAGACCGATTGCGCCTCTTTCAGCCATTCTGAGCGGCTTTTTAATTTAGCCTTACGTTCCCTTTGCTTTTTCTTTTCTGCTCGTTCTTGCGCTTTTTTCGCATTATCTCGGGCTAATTTAATCGCACATTCAGGCGAGCAAACTTTCTGTGTCGAGCTAAAGGTTTTTACAAACGGTTTGCCGCAAACTTTGCATTGATACTCTTTCGCCATTAGCCAAACACCATATTAAACATTCCCCAAACAGCCACAATAAAAAGTACGATTTTTAACTCTAAAATCTCGTCATTGTTTAAGCGTTTCATTTAAAGCCCCCATCTATCGTTAAATCTCACGCCATTTTGCACGCCCCAACTGGTAATGTACTCTATTAGGCTTGCTAGTCGTTTTACGCTCATTTGAGCGGTGCTTTCTCGTAGATTGATAACTTCCCCCTCAAGCCCGATTACCATTTCAGCCTGACCGCCTGTTGCAATTTTGTGAGCCGATACCATAATCATTTTCCACGTGTCAATGTCTCGCTTTTTACCGTTAAATTCGCACTGTTTGCTAATATCGCTTAGTAGTGCGTGAAGTTTTGAGTTCTGCTCAAGTGAGCGTGTTATTGGTTGGATTTTGACTACCAATGGCTTTTTATCGTCTATTGGCAGCTCTTTGATTAAATCCAAGCAATTATTTTTAATGCGTTGATCGCGTAAAAAGAAAGGTTTGTATTGGCTCATAACATCATTCCCAACGCTTAAATAACATCGCAATACTCATTCTTTGTACTCCACACCTAAATCTTCCAACCCAAAATAACCGCAAGATTTTGTTCGATTCACTGCACTGTATTTACTTACCTGCGGAAACGGTATCGGCTCAATTAAGTGACCGTTACAGCGAAAACGATCGTCATCCCATTCGCTGCTCGATATAAAATAATCTGGCGTATAAAAATCCTCTAATTCCGCACCGCACTTTGGGCATTTGTAGCTTGTCATTGCAATGCCCCTTTCATCATTGCCATCAAGCTATCTCGAGCTTTATCAGCCTTCGCTTTATCGTAAAAACTTGGCTTTGCTGGAATCATCTTCGGAATATCCTCAAAAGGAAAATTCGACCGCACTTTTTCTGCCGCTTTTGTGAGTAATTTCGGAATAGTTTTCAACGTGTCCTCTTCCGATTTTTTCTTGCACTTTTCGTACAGATTTTTAAGCAACCAAAATTCCACTTTTGAACGATATTGAAATTCATCCCGATTGAATCTGGCATAGCCTAAGAAAGTGTTATAACGTTGGTATAATTCCGCTTCGTTCGGTAAACCCAGTGCGTGATAGTCGTAGGCTTTGCACCAATAAACAAACAACCCTACGCTAGGTAAAAATTTATCAAGCGATTTTTCCGCTTCACAAATCCCATTCTCCAACTGAGGTCTCGTAATTTTTTCTCGTACCAACACACGCAACCAAGTTTTTTTAGCAGAGAGATAATCCGCTTCGGTTTCAAAGGCTGCACGCCAACCAGGAAAAATCGATTTAAGCTCTTGAAAGAGCCAGTTAATCGTCTCTTCCGCACGCTGTGCGCGTTCTGGTGGGAGCGTGTTAATTTGGTTTTGTGTTATGGAATTTGCCATTGTGTACCGTCCACTGTGAAATTCATTCCTGCAGACCAGCCTGTCTGCGTATCGTCAAATTTGGGTTTGTTGCGGTGTGATTGCCCTAAGTGCGGTGAATTTGGTCGCAGTTTTTCATCACGCCAATCCCACGATGCGTTAAATCCCTGCCAGTTGCGTTCGATGCAAATCTCCACCGCTTCACAAATCGAAATCCCAGCCTTGTCCGCCTGTTTTTGCAGACGGTTGAGTTGCGTTTGATTAATGACGCCCTTTTTGGCTTTGCGGTGTGCGATAAAATCTTTCGCCAGTTGTCCGGTAATACCGAACTGCTCAAGCAAAATTTCGGCTTCGCTTTTTTGCGTAGTTTTTTTAGGTTCATTGACTGGTTCTAAAGAGTGACTGGTTCTGGGTGAAATATTTTCACTACCCCCTAGTGCAAAATTTTCACTACCTAGTGAAATATTTTTACCACCCAGTGCAAAATTTTCACTACCTTGTTCAAGGTGTAAAAAGTATAAATTTGAGATGGAACCATCTTTATTTTTACGTTCTTTTTTGCTTACTAATCCCATTTTGATTAAATATTCAATGTGACTAATTGCACTACGTCGAGTCATCTCGCATTTATCGGCAATGTATTGATAACTTGGAAAACAAATTCCATCATCATTGGCATTATCAGCGAGTTTTAAAAGCACAAGTTTTCTAGCAGGATTACCAACTTTACAATTCATTGCTTGAACCATTAATCGCATACTCATAGCATCAACTCCGAAGCATAACGTGACGCAATAAATTCAATGCCTTTGCTTGTTACGCGTGTCTGTGTGTAATTGTGACCGTGTTCAGCGGTACCTGTTTTAACCGTAAAAAGATCTTTCGTGCGTGCCGATTGATAAGGCAAAAGCACGCCAGATTGACGATACAAATATTTATCTTCCACCAAGCGATTAACCAATGCACGCTCAGGCATTTTTAAAATCTTCGCCGTCTCACGAAATGATTTACTCGTCCCTACTTCCACATAGTGATCAACAAAAGCGACTTTAGGTGCATTACGCTCTTTTTCTGCTTGTAACTGAGCGGCTAACATCAACGCCTCAGAAAAAGATTGCGGAATAAGTGCGGTTGGTTTTTGTTGATTTTCCAACGCTTGCCAGCGATCGACCACAGCGGCGGTAAATTCGGGCGATAAGCGAGCGACAATTACAAGGGTGTCTCGCTTATCTGAAAAAAATTCAAAATAACGTTGATTATTCTGCGGATGAATGTAGGAATGGGGTATCGTATTTTTTAGGAGACCCCTTTCAATCAATTCACGCACTAATTTCAATACGTTATCGTGACGCTTCTCGCACAACTCCGCAATTTCTCGACTACTCATCGTCAAAGTACTTGCGTTTTCTTTCGTAATCGTTAATAATTGATTCATCTGTATATTCCTTAGTGAATTAGCCACGAAATTTCCTCGTGGCTTTTTTTATTTCTTGTGTAACACAATCGCACATTCAATCGAATGTTGCGTCGCTGCCAAATGTTTACTCAATGCTTGACGGATTTTGTCTTCTTCTTGCGAAGTGATTTCGCCGTCTTCTAACGCCGTTTCTAATGCAGCAAATAACAAGCCTCGTGCGGAAAGCTCGTGCAGTTGTAAATTGGCAAGCTCAACCTTGTCTAATTCATCCTCTGCCACATCTGGTACAAAACGGCCACCTGCCAAACGGCATAATTCATCAATAAATTGCGTGCAGCCATATTCTTGCTGAATCGCAATTAATTCTTCATTTTTGAATCGTTGGCCCTTTGTTTGATAAAGACGATTGTTCAATTCGCTCTCGGTAAAACCTAAGAATCCTGCAACCGCACTTTTCCCTCCTGGAATCTGCTCAATCATCTCTATAATGGTTTGTTTCATTGCCATAATTCCTTTTCCCTTTTTATGGTTTTCTTTTCAGTTGGTGTTGGTAAATTAGCTTTGAGACGGGAACACATCCTCAATACAAACTTTTGCCCCAAGTGAGTTCAGTGTTTGAACAATCTTCTGAGCAACACTTAACGATGGAGAACGTAATCCAGTCTCATAATTAGCAATTCGTGGTTGGCTCCATCCGATATGGTTGGCTAGTTGTCGCTGAGTAATCCCAAGCTGTCCTCGAATCTGTGAAAGGTTATTCATTGATAAATTTCCTTTTGTGATTTTTTATAAATTATTTAATCACATATCGGAATTTATATCAATCACAAATTGAAATTATATGAATATAACGTAACGTGTTATTATTTGAGCTAAAAGAAGGAGAAATAAAATGGCTACACTTGGCGAAAGAATAAAAGCGTATCGAGAACAGTTAAAAATCAGTCAAAAAGAATTAGCTGAGAGATGTAATAATATTGATACCAAAAGTGAGAATGCACGTTGGGGACAACCGAGAATTGCTAATTATGAAAAAGGCAATAGAACGCCTGATCTCGAAGATATATCTATCATAAGCAAAGCACTTAATATCTTGCCTGAGGTTTTAGCCTTCGATTCAAACATAAGCGAGATTAAAGAGTCAATTTGCCGTTATCCATTATTAAGTCCAATCCAAGCAGGACTATGGACAGATATTAGATCGCTTGAAGGGTTTGACGGTTACGAGATGATCCCGAGCACAGTCATAGCCTCTGAAAACTCTTTTTATTTACGAATTGAAGGGAAATCTATGCTCCCCCGATTCAACGAGGGCGATCTGGTTTTAATCGATCCTGATATTGTGCCAACGCCAGGAAAATTTGTGGCGGCAATCAATGGCGACAACGAGGCGACATTTAAACAATACAAAGAACTTGGTATAAGAACACCAGAAGGCATACCGCACTTTGAGCTTGTTCCGCTTAATCCAATGTTCCCAACATTAAGCTCACTCGACCAAGAAATCCGCATTATTGGTGTGGCAAGGGAACGTGTAGAAACGTTATAGCTCGGCGTGGTAATGTGAATTTAACGGGTTGTAATCGACCACATAACTCACATATCAGTATTATAACTAGGAAAAGGTATAAATATGGGAATCATTAATAAACTAGGAAATCATCTCAAATTATTTGGAAAGCAAGAAACTCCATTTATAATAGAACAGGAACAACAAGATATTTTTATTGATACTCCTCTTAATATTGTCATGGTAGTTCCGTTTAATTCTCAAACGGTTCAAGCATCTAAGATTGCGTTAGCCGGTGACGGTGGAGAGTATGTAATAAAAGGAACCAATGATGGGAGTAATGAAGACATATTGGCAATTGAGTCTGGTGTTAATCGCAAAATCCTAAAAGAGATGTCTCCTGTGTCTGAATTATTTTGTTATAAAGTAGCTAGATTGTGTGGACTACCAACCCCCCAGTATCGTATATTGATTGACGAAGAAGATAACTTATATTTTGGGTCAAGCATCGATCAAGGGCATTCCACAAAAGACGAAATGGAATTAAAGAAGATATTTTTCAATCCAACGGGTGATGTTATTGATTTATTCTTCGTTCAGCTGTGGACTATATACGCTTTTGATTGTTTTTTCTTCAATATAGACAGACATTTAGGAAATTATTTAATTATTAGAAGCCAAAATTTTAATTATACTCAATTAAAGCCTTTTGACTTTGGATTTTCAAGTTTCTCATTCGTCGGCTACCCTTATAGCGAACCTTACATCAGTCAGACCAATTGCAAAACCAAAAGAATCATGGGTATTATTGACAGTCAATTGAAACAAAATAACCAAAACTATGTTAAAAATCGCTCTGACTATATAGAATTGGCTAAAAATCAGCTAGATAAATTGCTTAATATTGACAATGATAAAATAAAAGAAGTTATGTACTCTATCCCGGATGTATGGATGACGAGAGATGAAAAAGATAAATTCATTGCTTGGTGGAATAGTGAAGATAAGCTCAAAAGAATTAACAAGATAAAGAAAATGGAGTTAGTATGATTAAATATGATTACAGTTTGATTCGCCTAACTGCTGATAAAATAAAAAATGAAGTTATAAATGTTGGTATTGCAATATTTAAAGAAAACTTTGTAGATGTCTTCATGCTTAAAGATCGCCAGAAACTAAAAACAGTGACAAATAATCTAGAAATAGAGGACTTAAATAAGTTTGCCTTTAATCTCACTGAAATATCATTAAATATGAAAAAAGAGGATATTCTTACCATTTTCTCAAATGGTTCAATGAGATTAGAAAAAAGTGGCTATTTTTACATTGATACTGCTGAACAGTATCAGTATAAAGTATCAGAAATGCTAGCAAGACTGGTCGAGCCACCAATGTTGGCGAAACAACTGAAACCAAGAACACCCCGTATAATTACTCAAGTTAAGAACTTATTTGTTCATTATGATAATTTAATTAGTGATAATTTATCAGATATTTCTAATCATAAATTAATATTGAATTATCCTATTGAAAATGAAAAAGGACTAAGGGCGGATATGCTTTTAAAAAATAGTATTTATCATTTAACTGAAACAATTGAATTCAGTTCTGATAATATTAAGAAAAATTTAGAGCGTTCAGCTTTAAAAGCATTAACTATTTCCGAAGCAAAAAATAACCTTGAGCAAGTACATTCTTTCTTAGTTTATTCCCTTTCTGCGGAAGAAGAGAGAAAAAATCGTCAACAGCTTAACTTGTTGTCTAGTTATGCAAACGACTTAATTAATTTGGAAGATTCCGATGCCAAAAGCCGATATGTATCCCACATATTAAAAGCAGCGGGTGAATCTGTCCTATAGTGCAAATTTTTAAACCGTGCACTAACGTGGCTTCATCTGATGTCGGAGACATATCAATCACAATAAACCGCCTAACTGGCGGTTTTTTTATACTCATTAAACGCTGCAATCAACTCCTCCAGCACAATCCTCTCCTGCTCATTAGCGCGCACAATCCTCAACTCTTCATCTACGCGCGACACTATCTCATTAATCCCTAAGCTATTAATCCCTTCGCAATTCAGAGAGATTAGCCATTTTTTAAACTCTTTTTTCATAATTGCCCTCCTTATCGGCAGTGGCATAATAAACCAACCTCAATTTAAACCAACTATCGCTACCAAAATTTGCGATCAGCATCGCAAAAATCTTAAAAACACACCACAAAACACAAACTTTGCTTTTCAATCGATTAAAAAATAAGCAATCAAACACTATTTCAAAAAATTTATTTCTTTAGAAATCAACAATATAATCACAAAACGAAATATTTTTATATAAATAAATCACACAATGTATTGATTATATTATTTCAAAGTGTGATAATAATCACATCAAAACGAGATACACATAACCAATATCTCAACGCTCTTTAAAAATTGTGATGAAAAAAAGCCCCGATAAACAGGGCTAGGTTACTAAGATTCATAAATTGGTGTATTGCGATTAGTGTCCATAACAAGATGAATGCAATTTATGCAGTTCTGTTTGGTTGTATAACCTTCACTAACGGCAATGATTTCGTGATTAGCGGCTTTTAGTCGCCAATACCACTGATTATTTACACCTTTAAATATTTGAAAATACATATAGGTAATTCCTTATGCAAGATGAAATGAAACGCTATGCGATTTCTTATTACTTCGACGGCAAAAGGTGGGCGACAGATGTTTACGCCCATTCATTCGAAGAAGCGGAAGAAAAGCTAAAAGCAATGTCCCAAGGTACTGTTGACGGCGAGATTCACCTTTCAGTTTACATTCCTGAAAATCCGCTATCGAAAGTATCAAGGTTGATTACAAGAATAGCTAAAAAGTTTATGTAAGTCAGTGACTTTCATCACAAATTTTAAACAATTTGGTTAAAGAAACTCACTCGGCGGAAGCGCAGACGGAAGCCCAACGGTGCTAAGCGGTCGTTAGATTGAAAGCCCTAACCTACTTAGTGAAGAGTGAGTTTTAAAGTCTGCCCATGCAAAGCCAGTGAAAAACGGTGCAGTTGCCGAAAGTGGAGCTCAAGCAGGCGAATATCCCAATGTGGATATTTCAAAACACATTTGCTAGTACAGAGACACAACGGCACGTGAAACCGTTGCGAATGATAGATGAAGTGTGTTTTGAAATGGTAACAATAAAACAAACGAGGTTAAAAATGGAAGAAAAACAAGAAAACAGCCTATCTGATAAAGATAAAAATCTAATCAAACAGGCTGTATTAGAAAGTGCGGCTAAAAATACAAGTTTAACGCCGCTTGAATTGGCTGAATCATTATGTAAAGCCTTTATTTTGATTCAGGCTGATACATGCTCAAAAGACGAATAACATCGGTGTTTTCATCTAAGCTTTCCAGCTCTGCTGATAAAGTTCTGATGAATGCGCCAAGCTCTTTAGCATTGTATTCGCTAAACTCTGTCATTTGACTACTCTGCGTTTGTGTTGGAGTCCCTAAAATGTCCCTAGTAAGCATTAATGCGAGAGTATCAGCTTTTGATTTTTTCATTGGTTTTATCCTTAGTTTGTGTTGTGAGAGTCTAAATTATATTCCTTAGTGTTGTGAGAGACAATAAGGGCTTGAGCCTTACAAGCATAAAGAAAGGCACCCTATTCTAGACAAAATCAGCTCAGACTGATTGCACTACTCCACTGACCGCCTGAAAAGTGCGGTCTTTTTTTTAAACATTTGACACCGCCCTCACTTCGGATTAAGATACCCTCACTTTCAACAGAAAGTCGGGATACTGCAATTTTCCGAATATACGAGCGGTTAGAAAAGACGGACGCTCAATGCGTCTTTTTTTATAACTGAAAATCAGTAAATTAAACCTTTCAAAGGTAGTGTCAAATTGACACACCCTAAAAGTAGTCAATGATGGGCTGGTTGAGGAGATCGAAAGATCTGCCGTTTCTCGTATGCGGTTATTGCAGACCTCAATCAGTTCATCGCCAGTACTGCAATTCTGACGATGAGTTTTTAAAACTTATACGAGGACAGTCAAAATGACTACATTAATTTTTCAAAACACTACTCTTCCAGTTATCAATCAACACAACCAAACTTTTATTACAGCGAACGATCTTGGTTTAGCTTTAGAATACGCTATGCCAATGCAAGCGATTTTAAAAATCTACGACCGCAATGCAGACGAATTTACCGCAGAAATGACCGCACTTATCGAAATGCCAACCGCAGGCGGACTACAAAAAGTCCGTATTTTCTCGCTTCGTGGTGCACACCTGATTGCCATGTTCGCCCGCACCAAAGTCGCCAAAGACTTCCGCAAATGGGTACTTGATGTTTTAGATGAAGAAGTCAAAAAATCGACCGCACTTTTACCAAACACAATTACACCAGAGCAACAACAAGCAATTCAATCAGCGGTGCAACAAGCGCACCACAGAACAGGCTTACACTGGCAAGAGATTTACCGCCAATTAAAAGCCATGTTCCACATTGCCAAATACGACCAATTACCACAAGACCAATACGGCAATGCAATGGCGTTCATTATGAACTTACAGCCTATTGTCTTGCCATCAGTCGAAAAGAAATTCACCTGTGAATTTACAGAACATGACCTACAACAGCTCGTCTGGGCGTGGTTTGCTTTATTGCGTGGCACGGAACTTTGCCAAGTACTTCACCCAGCATTAAAACAAATTGGTTCACACTACGCCGCCTCCGTTTATGGTGTGGCTTACGAATATCGCAGCACTCTCCGTCATGCCCATAACGTATTGACACGCATTACAGAGCAATTTGAATGCGAGCAAGGTAATAACTGGCGCGTATTAAAACATCTTCGAGCCTACAACCCTAAAGCAACAGGATTTCAGCTAGATATTCTCTAAAACACCACAAAATCCGACCGCACTTTACCGTGTGGCGGATTTTTACACCCTAAATTCACTAAATCGACTAAAAAGGAAACAAAATGAAACATTCAAAAGCCCCATTACGCCAAGAAAAACAAAGCTTCACGCACTTTATGAATGGCAGTGAAAAATGGCTAAACAGAATCTGCTATTTTCTCGCCGCCTTGATTATTGCCCTGATTGTAGGCGGAATTAGCCTACACGCCAATGCCCACCCAACCGACTGGCACAACAACACACTAAGCGAACAAATCCAACAAGAAGCCCGATGCGAACAGAAAGGGGGCGTATTTGAAAACGGTGTATGTTTACCGCCTAATCTTACACTGGCAGCAGAAAAAGAACTGCAGGCTTACACCGCACAAAAACAAGCAGAAATTAACCGCACTTTAGGAGAAAAGCAATGAAACCCTCCGATGATTACTACTATCAACTTGATGCAGCTTACCAACGTAAAGTGGATTGGCAAGCAGGCTATGAAATCGCCTTAGATGAAGTCGCTACTGAAATCGACAATGATTTAAAACAAGGCGACCAAACGCATTATCACGAACTCACAGAAATGCTGTGTGATAACGATAATTTCTGGCTTGCTATTGGTAGCGGTGCAAGTTATGAGCCTTATAGACAAGAGGCGATTAAGAAAATTGCCAAACGTGAATTGCACGCAAGAATGAATGATTATGACCCAGATTAATGGAGGGCGAGATGACAAACCAAGTCCAACATCAACAAAATAAACAGCCACCTGCGCTTAAAACATTTTTTGAAAGTGCGAATGTGCAAAATAAGATTAAGGAACTTGTTGGCAAAAATGCGGCAACCTTTGCAACAAGTGTCATGCAAATCGCCAATAGCAATGCAATGCTAAAAACAGCAGACCCAATGAGCATTTTTAATGCTGCTTGTATGGCTGCGACACTGAATTTGCCACTACAAAATGGTTTAGGCTTTGCTTACATAGTCCCTTTCAGAAACAACAAAGAAAAGAAAACCGAAGCGCAATTCCAAATTGGCTATAAAGGCTTTATCCAATTGGCACAACGTAGCGGGCAATTTAAACGCTTAGTCGCATTGCCTGTGTACAAAAAGCAACTTATCAAAAAAGATTTCATTAATGGTTTTGAGTTCGACTGGGAGCAAGAACCTGAGCAAAACGAAAACCCAATCGGCTATTACGCCTATTTTAAACTGGTAAACGATTTTTCGGCTGAACTCTATATGAGTCACGATGACATCGTCAAACACGCTCAACGCTACAGCCAAACATTCAAAAAAGGCTATGGCGTATGGCACGATAACTTCGAGGCAATGGCATTAAAAACTGTAACTAAGTTATTGCTATCAAAACAAGCTCCGTTATCGGTTGAAATGCAACAAGCGGTATTAGCCGACCAAACCGTTGTGAAAGATGTAGAAAATCAAGAGTTCAATTACACCGACAATATTCAAGAAGCGGAATTTTTAGCGGTTGTTGATGAAGCCACATTCAAACAATGCAAACAAAGCATTGCCAACGGCGAAACCACCCTACAAGAACTTTGTGATAGCGGAGCTTATGAGTTTAGCCAAGAGCAGATTGCGGAGTTGGAGGCGATTGAGAATGGAAATGTACAAACTCAAAGCTAGATGCTCTGGGCTTGCTGATTTAATGGTTAAACCGAAAAGCGGTGGCGGCATATCTGCTACCGCTAAAAGTGCGGTGAGAAAGATAGTGAAATATGACCTATTTGGCTATCAAGATTTTGAGGGGAATAAATACACTGAGAAAGGCATTGCATTAGAAGAACAAGCTATTAAGTTAAGCGGTCGTAAACGTGGATTACCGCTTAAAAAGAACACAGAAAGGCGTGAAAACGATTGGATTACAGGCGAGTGCGATATTTATGTGCCAAGTCGAAAATTAATCATAGATACTAAATGCTCTTGGGATATTGGCTCACACCCTTTTTTTGCTGATGAGGCAGAAGAAAAAGCCAAAAAAGCGGGGTATGACGCACAAATGCAAGGCTATATGTGGCTATGGGATTGTGATGAGGCGCAAATTGATTTTGTCCTCCTGCCTACCCCTTACGACCAATTATCAAGCTATGACGACCCAAACAGATACATTGACTTGGTTGAGCAAATCCCCCAAGAAAAACGTATCACGACGGTCACAATTAAACGTGATGAGAAAATCATCGAGAAAATCAAGGAGAGAGTAGAAATTGCTCAAGAATATTATCAACAACTTATACAGGAGATGCGCTAATGGCACGTAATACCAACACCGTGATATTAGTCGGTCATTTAGGCAGTGACCCAGAAATCCGCCAATTCCAAAATGGCGGGCAAATTGCCACATTTAATCTTGCTATCGGCGATGATTACCGAGATAAACAAGGTAATACAGTTAAACGTACGCATTGGATACCTATTGTGGTGCATGGCAATTCTGCTGATGTAGCAAGACAATATCTGCAAAAAGGCTCAAAAATCTGCGTAACAGGAAAACTAGTACAGGAAAGCTGGCAAGACCAAAACGGCAATAACCGCACCGCACTTAAAGTAGCGACACAATCCTTTGAAATGCTAGACAGCAAGGCAAACAATGAAACACAACAGCCAACCAAAGACAAAGAAAAACCCGACCCATTAAGCGCAGCAGCTGAACAAGATGGGTTTAATGATGATATTCCGTTTTGAGTTACACCACAAGCCACTAACCAATAGTGGCTTTTTTATTGCTCTCAACCCAGCTCGCTTAAGCGAGCTTTTTATTACCCCCAAAAAATAGGAGAAATAGAATGATTAGAAACAGTAGATGGACACCTGAGGTTCCACGCCCAACACTTAATGATGAACATTTATTTGCAGCCTTTTTAAAGGAGTGGGTAGAAAAAGAATACAAAGATGAAGTTAATTCAGACAAAAAGTACTTTGGAGATGAAGAATTTGATATTGAAGATTTTGGCATTTATCAAAGCATTTTAAAAGAGTGGAGCGGCGATAATGAAGACACCGCTGAAAATCTTATTAAATGGCAAGGCTGGGATTATCGCCAAGCCAAAGAATTTGAAGAAAAAAATCTTGAGTATGATTTTGATAAAGAAAATAACCGCCTATCTAAACAATGGGTAACTGACAATGTTTATACATTGCCTTTTTCTGTCGGTAGTCGCGTAAAATGGGGTTTAAAAGAAGGTATTATTATGGAGGATAAAAATAATAATTACCTACCTTTTGGAAAAGTGTGCGTATTAACAGATAAACAGGCAGCAGAAAATAAAAAATGGCAAGATCAAGGAATATCAAGTAGACATGGTGGTTATATTGTTAATTGGGAATCATTGGAATTGATAGAGGAAAAACAATGAACTTACTAAAATCCTTCGCCAGAAAAATCCTCAAAGAGGAACTCGAAAATAATAAATATCATTTTGAAAAATTAGGCAATGAAAATCTTGCCAAATCAAGACGCATTAAAGAGCTTGAAAGCGATAATGACCGCCTAAGAATTAAAGTAGAACAAATCCGACAGGACAATTTAAAACTCCGAGAAAATCGACCGCACTTTAAACATCATAAGAAAAAAGGAGGGAGAAAATGAATGAAATTAACATCAAAATCCCCTTACATAAATTCCAAGATTTAATGATTAGTCACGTCCGATACAGCTTGCCACGACATACTTATATCGTTAGCGAAACTATTCACGATGTTAAAACCTACTGGAGCGTGTTAAGCAGTAACACTCGAGAGGTAATTACGCGCGATATTAATGAGCATCTGAAACGCTGGGCAAGCGACCGAAATAACGCATTCCACAAACTTGACTACGATTCGTGGGAGGAACTATTTGACTGGATAAATGAAAACCGCAGTAGCCCATCAACAACAGCTACAACAGCAAAACCGATTGTGCCTGTGTTGCCTGTGATTAATCCAAAACAGAGGAAAAAATAACCGCACTATGTTTACCTACGGTTCAATCTGTTCAGGGATTGAAGCGGTAAGCGTGGCATGGAAAGGCTTAAGTAAACCGCTGTGGTTTAGCGAAATTGAGCCTTTTCCTTGCGCCGTGCTTGCTTATCATTATCCCAACATCCCAAATCTTGGTGATATGACCACCTTACCCGAAAAAATCTTAAACCGTGAAATTCCTGCGCCTGATGTGCTTGTTGGTGGTACTCCTTGTCAAGCATTTTCTGTCGCTGGTTTGCGAAACTCGTTAGATGACGAGCGCGGAAATCTCACGTTAACTTTAATACACATATTAGAGGCTATTGATTATGTTAGATACCAAGACGGTAAGCAGCCGTGCGTTTTGTTGTGGGAAAACGTTCCGGGTGTACTATCCACAAAAGACAACGCATTCGGACACCTTTTGGCTGGATTGGTTCAAGAGCGTGAGCCACTGCAACCAACAGGGGCTAAATGGTCAAACGCTGGTTATGTGCATTCGTCCCGAACTATCGCGTGGCGAATCCTCGATGCTCAATACTTCGGACTCGCCCAACGACGCAAGCGCGTGTTCCTTGTGGCAAGTGCTAGAGAAAGAAGCGTCGCCCAAATACTTTTTGAGCGCAAAAGCTTGCAAGGGTATTCTCAATCGTGCGGAAAAACGCAACAAGGTTTTACCTGCTACGCTGAGGGAAGCTTTGGAACGTATCGCCAATCCGTATTGGGGGGGCTAGTAAAAGCTAGTGGTGGGGCGCTTGGTGGTGGCTCTGAAACTATTGTAGTACATGGTACGCAAGACCCGATTATTTCAACATCAACTGCCCACTGCCTAGGGCGCAATAATGGGCAGGAAAATGTTTTGTTCGATATTTCAGACCGACGCGATGTTGTGCGCATACAAAAGGACGGCACTACGCCAACACTTACCGCAAGAATGGGGACAGATGGGAATAACATTCCATGCATGAGCATCAACCAAAACATTCGCAAACTTACCCCTTCAGAATGCGAAAAATTACAAGGTTTTCCTCCAGGTTATACGCAAATATCGTATCGAAATAAACCAGCCGAAGATTGCCCGGATAGCCCGCGCTATAAAGCTATCGGCAATAGTATGGCTGTACCGGTTATTAAGTGGATCGGGGAAAGAATGATTAATTATTTAAACAAATAAATCCAATAGGCGTTCCAAGTGAGTGTTTTTTATTTTAAGCAAACAAAGGTGGAAAAAATGACCAAATATTTTTCAGTGGATATATCAAACGATATCCACATTATTAATTTGTGTGAAACATTAGAGCAAGCAAGAGAGACTTGTTTGGCTGGCGCTGTCGAGGCTCACGAATTTGCAGACGACATGGACGAATACGAAAATTATGAGAGTAATGATTTACCGTATGCTGTTTATGGTGTGGTTTTAGGTAAAGCGGAATGCAAGAAAAAAACGTTAACCGAAGAGGAGAAAGATGAGCACTGCTCCGATTTTGATTACGTCCTTGAAAAACCAGAAATTGTAGATTACCAGAAAGATGGCAACTGGATTAAGTATGACTCTTGCCCGCCAAGTGAAGATGGCTTTTTTATCGCATATTGCCCGGAATATGACATACCTGTGAAGGTTGCATTTTACGATGCAGACTTGTGCGGATTTACAGAGTTTACAGATGGTGAAGTAACACACTGGCAACCACTACCACAACCACCGGAGGAATAAATTATGGCTAAATATTTATATCGTTACGCATTGGAAAGTAACAATCCTACAAACAATGATGATGGAAATACATGGGAAGATGAAAGTAGGTGTTTTGATAATGTCGCTTTACATATCGCGAAAGAAAACGCTTATTCCTGGGATATGTTTGAAGAACCGGAACGCGAAGTTATGTATGTATGGAGAGATGGTGATTTTGAGAACAGACTGCGTTTTTTAGCTAAATTTGAAGTTATTCAACGGCTTGATGTGATAGAGCTAGAGGAAGACGACGACCCGAACGATTTTTAAAACCCATTTACAACCCATTAAATCGCCCTATCCTCTTTACAAAAAGATGAATAAGTTAGATGAAGTGGGCTAACTAAAATAAATCATTATAACCGCTCTTATGGGCGGTTTTTTATTGGAGGAAATATGGAACAAACGCTCACTATTCGCGATGTTGCAAAGTGCTTGAACCTTAGCGAAACAACCGTGCGGAAAAATAAATTAAAGTGGGGATTTTTCCAAATGGAAGGGTCTAGAATGTGGCGAGTTTTTAAATCCGATCTTGATCGCAATCGCAAAAAAGCTGAAAATCTCAGCGATCTATATGCGAAGGTCGGTGATACACAGGAGAAACAAAAATGCCGATCCGCAAAAATAAAAATGGCGTGTGGCAAATCGATTTTACCACACCAAGCGGCGAGCGAGTTCGATGCAGTAGTAAAACAACTGACAAAAAATTAGCTCAACATCTCCACGATAAGCTCAAGCACGAAGCATGGCAAGTGGAGCAGCTTAACAAAAAGCCCGAAAAAACGGTGGAGCAAGCCTTAATTTTATTGCTCAAAGACGCAGAGCATAAAAAAGACAAACTCACCAAAATTCAGCACGCCAAATATTGGCGCGATGAAATCGGGAACAAGCTGCTTAGTTCTTTAACAAGTGAAGATATTCAAAATGCGATTCCTACGCACGTTGTACGCACAGGGAAAATACTTTCCCCAGCAACCCAAAACCGCTATCGTTCGTCCATTATGCGGGCAATCAATCTGGCAAAGCAAGCTGGTTGGATTGATGTCGTGCCTTATATCGCTAAAAATAGCGAACCCAAAAAACGCATCCGCTGGATTACTGAAAAGGAAGCAGAGCGATTATTAGATAGCTTAAATCTTAATTGGATGAAAGATGTCTGCCAGTTCGCCTTATTGACGGGGGCTAGAATGACGGAGATTTTGTCAATGACGTGGGATAAAATTAATTTTGCTAACAAAATGGCAATAGTTACTGGCGATATTGCAAAATCTGGACGTGGACGTTCTCTGCCTTTAAGTGATGACGCAATTAATCTAATCAAAGAAAGGATGAAATATCAAGTGTCTCCCTATGTTTTTCATAGCGGAACAGGGAAACTACGTGATGATATTTCACGAAGGGATTTTAAGCGCGCCTTGCAGCGAGCCAATATTAAGAATTTCCGATTTCATGATTTACGTCACACTTGGGCAAGCTGGCATATCCAACGCGGAACACCGCTAATGGTACTCAAAGAGTTAGGCGGATGGGAAACGATAGAAATGGTTCAGAAGTATGCACACCTAAATGCCGACCATTTATTGTCATACGTGAATCAAGTCAAATTCTCGTCAAACACTCGCCTTGCTAGGTAA